CCAGGATTTCAGAAACAACATTTTGGTCTTTACGACCGGGCGTTGCTCCGTCAAGTTTAGTATTTAAAGCTCATCATGAGGACGGTAATGGGTAGGGTTCTCATCAATATAGTCCTGAAGTTCAGATTGGAATTCATAAACATAATCACGACTCATTGCGTAAGCACCCCAGTTTGACCACCTTTGGGATTCAGGCTCAATTGTACTAGTGCTGACATGTATGTTGTCAGGCTGCTTAGTACCTAAGCCTACGTCTCCCTCAAATGATTCAATCTTTACCGATTGGTAACCATCGCTGTCTCCAGGATGAGAGTCGACTGGCCAGCCCAGACCTTGCTTGTGAGTTTCCGAAACATCCCAAGTATTGGGTGGGGCCAGGTGTCCGTCGTTTCCAACAGGGACAGTATATTGAAAGTCCATGTCACTACCAGCACTAGGATCATAGTGCGTGTTTACAAAGTGAATGAACTTGTCATACCTCTCCTGCGGAGTCTCTCGGGTGGTTGGATAGGCATTGATCCCTCGAGCGTATTCGCGGGTGCCTGATGACAGGCTACCAAGGTCGGACAACCGTGACCGTTGGTACCGGTCGCCCCATCAATCAAGAAGGAGTTGGTTGTTGCCCCTCCCACGAGCATGCTGCACGGCTGCACGGGCAAGGTATTGACCTCCAGCCCGATACACAGCAGCCGGGATGGATGACGTGAATTGCTGCAGTGCTTCGCTGACCTTCATTCCGAAGGCACGAAGCCAATCAGCACCGTCATTATCCTCATGAGCAGTGTGGGAGTTCGACATCTGACTAGCGGCTTCAGTAATTGCTGCGAAACCGTCAGGGTCAGAGTGTGACAACGACCTGTTGCCGAGATTGGTGCCAAGAGCTTCCACAAAGTGGATGATCTCGACAAGGAACTTTCCGTCAGTGTTGCAGTCACCAAAAATGGCAAGGTTGACTGCTTCAACGTCAGCATTGTCTGTGCCAAACGTCTTGTACGAGAAATCCCCAAGGTTCACAGGTTTCCAAGTGAGGACTTGAGGTTCCTCGGTGACGGCGACGACTCGAGTTGTGGGTAGGGACGCCAGTACATTTCCAGTATACGACGACGAATCAAGAGTGATGTTGTTGTCGGATGCTGCCATGTACATGGTTCCAGACCGATTGAGGACCGGTCCGGTGTACCGAACTCGAATACCACAGGCAACTGTGCGGAAACTGATCTTCTTAAGGTTAAAGTCAGCCTTTGTTAAGACAGAACCCGAACAGTACACAACCTGACCGGCTGTGATAGCGTTCGGGGGATCAACAGAGGAGTAGGTGGATCCAGACAGCGTGCACAGGGCGAACACGCCGGCTGTGTCACTGAATGGGTGGTTCACCTTCACAACTGCTGAGAACTGTCCGTTGGCACCGGGCTGCATAGTGAACCTCTGCAGCGTGCTGGCTTTGAAGCTCGGGACCGATATATTATCGACCACACAGGGCTTCTTGCCACGCATCATGGTGAAAGGAGCGGCAATGACACGCAGATAATCTGCGGTGCACTCCTTAACAGCATAACCTGGTACCAGGCTTGTTTGAGAAGCTGGCATGCGAGCATAGCTCACATGCTGCTTCACAGGCTTTTGGGCCTGTCCTTGTTTCCGCCTGTTGCGCTGGCGGCGTCGTCTTGCGTTCTTTCCTGCCATAGGCTTACGATAGCTAGAGCTAGTGGAACTAAACAGTGGAGCATGTAATCTCCGATAGGGTTTCCAGCCCGGAACCTGGAATCCGGGCTGGGTGGATGTGGCTAATTAGACACTTCCGGCACCGCCGGTGCAGTCAATGGCTTTATGGCCATTGAGCTTGCACTTGCGGCACTCGCCGTCGAAGGGTTGTGCCTTCAGCTTTAAGCGTAGGCTTCCTTTCTTCTTTGGGCGAGTTTCCGGTTGTTTCCCCTTACCACTGGGCTTATATTTGGTGGTTGGCGCCGTGACTATGTCAGGGGCCTCTCCATTGATGCTGACGTTGCCAGGTCCAACTGATGGCAGCATTAATAGAGTAGGGGGGGTCAAGCACTCCTCCAAGGTATGCAAACCTCGGAGCCACGATGAAAAGGCGGGCACATCAAGCTCCTGAACATAACCATCGACCATCCAGTCTTGGTATGTGTTCGGGAACTGCACCTTATACGAGTACTGACCAAACCAACTAGACACACGCTTGTAGACTTCCTGCATGTGCTTAAAATCTGATGACTGGGCCATCTCAACAACCTTGGTCACAAAGGGCCCAATGATTGGAGTGTTCCTGTCAGTAAGATAGTACGACATGCATTTCTCTACAAGTATGGTTGTAGCAGACACATTCGAGTTAAATTGAGTAGTTGTGTGGAACTTAGTCAATTGCCTTGGAATGTCACAGGTGCTGGTGGGATCACCGTACCAGACGTCGGGTCCGTACATCCTAGCAAGGAATTGCACGCCACCGGCGCCTCGCTGGATCGGCTCTACTTCTAGAACCTGTCCCAGCTGGCGGGCAGCACTAGCGTATATCTTTGGATCGATATCGCTGGTTAGCCCATCATCACCACCATACAGCCCCAAACTTCCCCACGCCTCCTCAGGCTCATAGCCCATGATCCTGAAGGTCACATAAGCGACGAAGGCGTTGCGAATTCCATTAAACAGGGCTGTGTCCATGGACCCTGATAGCTGACTGAAATGAGTCTTATACTCATAACCGTGGCGCATCTTAGCCTTCTGGTTGAACTGCTGCTTGTACAGGCGCAATGCCTCAACCACATAATCGTGGCGGAAGGCTTTGCCTAAAAGCATGCACTCCATGTCCCTGAAGGCCGATGACACTCGGCCGTCGAACCTGGAAAAGTCAGTGTTCACTATCATCTGACTCTTTTCGCATATTTCAGCAACGCGCGTAGCTATCTCCAAGGGAGTGCGCCCGAAGGCGTACCACTTGAAATCATCTGATTCATGGATCATCTGATACAATGAATAAATGAAAGTAGCGTAGTTGCGCTTAACTGAAGAGGGGAGGGTTGAGATGACCCGGGGATCCTTAGGTTCCTGGTAGGCTTCCGCCTTCATGAAGGAACGAACGGGATTCCCGAAGTCTTCTGTAACATCAACATCCACGAGCAGCCGCCTCTGGGTCGGTCTGCTCTGTCGTTCATAGACCTCATCTATGTCACTGGGCACAAGCTGAGCCTTGTAGAAATCGGTGTACTCGCCCATCCACTTGCGCATTTGTACGCTCAGTGAGATGTGGCCAACAGCGATTCCTTCAACCCGTTCCTGAACGGCACGTTTGTCGTTCTCAAAGGATTTCAAGGGGGCATAAGCCCCCCCATCCACGAAGGGGTGCATGAAGGATACAAGGCTTGGTTTAGGACGCAAATCAATAAAGTTCTTCCCATGGAACTCATAATGGTTGACGTAATCACCAAAAACACGGGCGGGAATCTTAGTCGTGGGACTCCCGAGCCGGTGGTAGCCTGTGAGGTAGACTGACAGGTTGTTGGAGATCCCTGTGACGCGCGTTACGGCGGCGTCAGTCAGGGTGTTGGCAGTTATATCAGCGGTTTGTGCTAAGCGAGAGTCCAACCCCACCGGGATGGTGGCGGACTCGTAGGCACCCACTCGGGAAGTGGACCTACTGTAAGAATCGCGAATCACATCCAATCTCACATAACCATTATCCTCAACTGGTTCCAAATGGCGGGCCGGACGGCCGTCAAGGAACAGCATGAGGGGGTAAGTGAATGGGGTGAATGATATAATTGGAAAAAGGCCAACGATGCCATGATCGGCATCAGCTCCTCCAACTAGCTTGCGCTCAACGGCATAAGCCGTGGCAACCTTGGCAAAGGGGTTCAGCCAAGCCAGCCAGTCAGTATTGATACACCATATGACGTCACTGCCATAGTCCCACATCTTGTGGCGGTAGCCGGGGTTTAGCCCCCCGCCTCCACCGCCCTTGATGGTGACCATGATGGTTTGATCAGGCATGAAAGTGTAAGAATACTCCTCTCCAGATTTGCCCGCAGAACTAGGCATCAACGTATACAACAACGCTGGTGCTCCCCCTCCCGACAGTTCCTCATTAATGTCAATGTAATAATCAACATCAACATATGCAAACAAGGGTCTGTCAAGATAGGGCGAAGAACATGGATCAGCTCCAATGTCCTTTCCCCAGTAGTAGGTGCGGGTGGTCTTATGACCAGCCTTCTGATTAGCGCGGGAGCCCTGAACAAACAAAGCTTCTAGGCCCACTAGGGCGGCATAGAAAGCAATGAAATCAGTGGCGGATCCACGATTGGCAGAAGACTTAGGATGCGAATGTGTCTGGTCGATCTTCCGATCAACCACATCCGTTTCTCGAAATCCGGACCTCAGATCAGCAATGTAATCTGGGTCTTCACGGAGTTTCGAGATACACCAAGAGGCCCCATTTCTGGCGGCCTCCTGGATTTTCTTGCGCAGCACAAAAGCTACGCAGACGGTACCCGTTAGGATCAAGGTCTTTTTCTTCCCTGAGATTATCGGCATCGTCGAGTGTGAGTTGTTTAGGTTCACA